ACTTCAACCCAGAAAGAGTCGTAGTAGACGAACATCTTGCCCGTGTCGGATTCATACCAAAGGTCGCCCTGACTTGGTGCTGGTGGCGCGCCGTCACTTACGGTTACGGAACTTCCACCGCCACCAGCGACAACCCACGAATCTTCTTCACGGATATACAGCGTGTCGTCATCGGTGTCGAACCACAGCGCACCCTCAAGCGGGCTTGCTGGTGCTTCGGCAGAAACCGTCGCGCCACCCTGTACGACGCGCCACGTTGAATTAGACCTGAAATAGAGACGGTTGTTCGTGCTGTCAACAGCGATGGCGCCGTCTGGTACTGCTGCGCTTGGGGCTCCAGCAGTTACAGGAGATACAAGCGCAGTAAGTGCCTTGAAAATATCGTCAGTGGTTAATGTGTCTGCTGCACTTCGATAAAGATTTGTATCGTATGTGCCAGTGCCGTCGCTCCACGAAAGGCGACCGCCTGCTTCTATCCTGAATCGTCCGTAAACTTCGCCGTCCAGGAAAATGGTTACGGCATCGGAACCCGCAGTCGACAAATTCTTAATCGTCAGCGGTGTTACAAATTTTTGTGCCACTTGCGACCTCAATCGCTATTGCTCGTAGTTCGTTGACCCCTCAAGGTCAACTATGGATTAAACCGCCGTTACGACAATCCTAAACGCATTTGCTGCGTGGCTGCCCAACAGTACAACCTGTACTGTGTTCGCATTTGGTCGCGTGACATCACCGAACACAGTTTCATTTGTCCCTACTTCGTACACCTGAACGATTACGTCGGTCGTGTTGAAATTGTGAGTGACGGTCGTCGTTGACGTTCCCGACACATGCGCTGTGTTGCCCTGGGCGGCGACGCGAGCAAGAGTTGCGGTGCTTGTGGTAACGACACCAGGAGTTGTCGTGATACCAAGGTTTGTTCTTGCATCGCTCGCGGTCGAAGCATTGGTACCACCATGTGCAATATCAACATCCGTTGCTTGCCACGTACCAGCGCTAATCGTTCCCAATGTCGTGATGCTGGCTTGACCAACATAGGTAGAGGCGATATCGACGGCGTCGCCAGTAATTGCGGTTCTGTCGGCAACGACATTTACATTGATTGTGTTGCCGCTTTGAGAAATACCGTCACCAGCAACGAACGAACCAGCACCAGAGAACTGCGTCCAGGCGATTGCCGTGGAGCCAACCGTAATCGTGCCGTTCGTCGAAATGACGAAACCCTTGTCGGAGTTGACGGTACCTTCTTCAACGAAGGTGAATGTTCCTGGACTTAGTTCACCCGTATCTGCAGTTCCGTTTGAGTCAGATGCACGAAGTGGTGCACCCGAAGCCTGAACAACATAAATACCGTTGTCTACATGTGCAACACCTGGACCATCCTGGTCTTTAACGAGGATACGGTTACCAGCAGCAAGGGTGACTGTATCAAGTATTTGACCAGCCTCAAGGTCGGTAGCAAGATTGACCGATGCAACTGTTGCGGCTCTTACCGACTGCTTGACATCAAGACCCTGACGGGCTGCGTCTACGTATCCCTTGGTTGCAATGTGCGCGGCATCTGTCGGCGTCGCAACTTTTGCGTTGCCTTGGGCATCACGCTTGACGAGTTTGCTCGCCGTTGCGTCAGATGTCGCATCATTGAGCATGTTCCAGAAGGATGCAGGCAAAAGACCAGCGCTATCCGTATCGGCGACATTGAGCGTGAGGGTAATCGTGCCGTTGGATTCAGAAATTGTTAGGGCTTCGGCAATGCCAGCGCCACCACCAGAAACAAGGGTGTGCGGGAGTGAGCGCCATGCGCCGTTGGCATAAACTTTAATCGTGTCCGTTGTGGACTGGTAAATTAACCGACCTTCAAAATTGCCCGCATTCGGGTCTGTTGCTACAATCTCAAAAGAGGCGTTAATCAGTTGGTTCTGATTAAGGTTTAGATTTGTCAAGAACTTCTGAGCCATGTTTACCTCACGTCAAATAGGCGTAACCCGAGAAGGGAGCCGAAAAAAGAACCCTTACTTGTGTGTCACTATCATACACTATTTCGCCGTATACCTTAGTTGATGCCGAGTCAACGACAGTCACGGAAGGTCTCCCACCGAGCGCATGAACAATGGTCCAAGTCGCGGAAGCGGCTGGCTGGTTGTGTACATGGCGGTCATTGAGAACTGCTTCATCTACCGTGGCAGAAGTGAGAGCCGTGAAGAACGGTGTGTCCGGCCACCCTGCGGATGTTTTGGGTCCGTAAAAGTCGCCAGTCTCCACATCAATGTAAATGTCTCCGATGTTTCCGTAGTCTGACGGGATATTGGGCATTAGATTTCTACCTCAATCTCCCAAGGGACACCACTCCCGTAAATCAGGCTCTGCCTATCAATAAGACCCGGAATCGTCACCCTAACCACATTGGGATTCTCTTCTATGAGTTGAACAACATTTCTTTGGTCTTCAATAACGGCGTTAAAATCCGCATTGTTAATCGTCACTGGAACTGCAGGCATCAGCGAGTCACCTCTTTCTCAAGACGGAACTCGCCCCTCAAAACCTTGAAAACTTTACCCGTTGACGTCTGTTGTATTTCCAAGTCGTAGTATCCGCTTCGTGTCAAGCCTGCGGTTTCTCCGGGGGTAAGTTTTAGTTCAATGATGCCAGTGACGGGGTATATGACAATGCGGCTGTTTGCTGTGGTGAGTTCTATGATTGTGCTGCTCGTCTCAATTTCTCTGCGGACGTGCATACGGGCAGTATAACCAGTAAGGTTATACGCCGTACCGTCGGAGTCTTGCAACTCAATAGAGCGCTCAAAAGTTGAGCCTTGGTCGCAGACCATGTTGTATCTACCAGCCAGCATTTGTTACCTCGACACTAAACCCGTGTCTAAGTATAAAGCACAGCAGATAGTCGGAAAACGAAGGTTACTTCTTTTTCTTGCCGTGTTCCTCAATTGCCGCCTGTGCCGCCTGAAAAATCGCGGTCGTCGTCTTGTCGCCAATTTTCGTAGAAACCCATGCGAGGGCTGTCAAAACGACCGGAGTTAGCACTGCCACTACCTCTGCGCTTAGACCTGCCTTGCCCGCGAGATACGCGAGACCGCCAAGTACTGCGCCCTTGACTGCTTGGTCGCTGATGTTTGCTTTTACGTTTTTGTCCATGTTGTTTCCTCCAACTATTCAATTTCGTCGGTTTCTTCAGGATTAGCAAAATCAACTTCACCTTCGGCGAGCATTCCGCTTGCCGAGTGAAGCATCCCGTAAGCAAGCCATGGTGTCATGGTTTGAGAAACGGCTAAGTGGAGATTTTGGGTCTCTTCATCAGCAACTTCTGCGATGATGATGTAATTTGTGACGATTTTGTCTGGCAAGGCATTTTTGATGGAATTCTGAATATCTTGCATCATTTGCTCTTGTTTTGCATCGTCGTCAGACATTGCACCACCCTTCTTCGGGATACTACAATTTTACACGATACTTTCCCGCAGGGCGGTGAGGAAACATTTAAGATATTAATTCGTGGGTGACTATGAGTCCCAGTGGTCGCGCAGGCTCAAGCACCAGTAACACACTTGGGTTTGATTGACCGACCGACAAACCAGTAGAGCCATAAGTTTGACCTATTTTGGTTTGGAATAAAACCGTATTCACACCAACCGTATAATTCACTGTTTTGTCGCCATCCAACAAAAGTTTTATCGCTTCAACCATTGCGGTAATAGTTCCCGCGTTATGACCGTAGTATCCCGTTTGTACCTGCCATTTGAAGAACGCATCAACACCGCCAGAAATTCCACCAACTGATATGTCTGACAATGCAATTACAGAAGTTGAGTCCAAAACACCAGAAGTTGCGCTGTCCAAAACAAATTCTGTCCACTCTTCACCCTCAGTAGACGGCTCAAAAGTCACAATAAGTTCTCGCCCCCTGAACTGAGCCAACCACTTCAACTGGTCTAATCTATCTATCAATATCGGCGCGATGAGAGCACTATTTGTTTCAATCTCTGATTCGGTAAAACCTTGACTCTCATTTGCATAAATGAAAGATTTTAAGGTTTCTTGAACATTTGTCAACGAATGTGTCATGACATCCAATAAACGAATCAAAGGAAACTGTACAGAATTCGTCGTTGGGTCTGCAAAATCGTTTTCTAGCAAAAGGTTTGGCAACAACGGAATGCATTCTACAAGAAACTCATTTTCAAACGCATCACCCAACATGGTTATGGTCGGACGAGAGATGTTTACGTCTCCCGCATCCGAATCAAAAACGATTTCAATTTCAAACCCAATGGCATAGCGAACATCATTTCCGTCGTCTGCCAAAGACAGCATTCTTGCTCGTAATAGTTTCCATGTCGGCTCATCCTGTACGCCGAGCAAATAGTGCAGGGTTCCCCATTCTCCCACAACCCTGTCGTTTGCGTCGGTGGACAATTCGTAATTGCCGGTTTCTGCGTCATATGTAACAACTGTCCTGATATTTCTCATTCGCAAAACACAATTTTTTGTTACGCGAACCCAAACAAAAGACACAATGTCATCGTTCAAATCTGTGGCACCAGAAACCGAAAATTGTGAAGGAATGTCTGTTGCGGGGTCCAACCAATCATTGAAATACACGGACCCCGAAACATCGCCGTTCGCCAGCAAAGACCCGTATTCCGAATCCTGATATACGGTCGTGCTGGTGGACAAAGAAAGCCCACCGTCGGCACGCCACAAATCGCTCAACTGAGCGAAGGCAACAGGTTCCCTGAATATTCTTTCTGATTCATCAATATAATTAACTACAGCCATATCATGTAGCCGTAGTCGTACAATTACCGATAGGTATCGCCCCTTTTTGCAGGAGTGTTATATCACCACCAGCAGCCGTTGCAAGCAAGGGCACCGCAGACGGAAGCGTTGACGCAACAGAAATCACATAGGACACACCGTCAACTTTTGCTGCCATCGCACTCAATTTTCTTTGGTCAATGGAAGATTCAAAATCCCATCCGTTAACAGAAAGATAATCTTCGATTACTGCAGAAACGGCGAGCGAAACAGACGCAGTGGAAAAATTTGGCAGTGTTTGTACAGAAATAGCAACATCAACAGCAAAACTATGCGTATCGTGCATATAAATTTTCAAGCCAGCAACTGTCTTGAGTTCCAAATCTTCTTCAATTATCAACTTTTGTGCGACGGATATCGGTTCACCTTCGGAATCGCACATTGATACCGACACGGCACCACCAACATCCGCAGTAGCGAATTCCATTCCATTGGCAAGATACACATGCCCTGCGGTCGTCGCTGCGGAAGCGATGTTGGCATTGGTTTTTGAATAAGTGAAAGTTGTGGAAGTCGGTGTTGTCGCAACCGCGTATGTTCCGTTATATACAGCATTTGTCATTTCGGCGACGACGACAGAGTTGCCAACGCTCAAGTCGTGCGCATACCGTGTGGTCAGCGTAACGGTATTTGAAGCGAGAACCGCGTTAATCACATCAGTTTGTTTTGCCTGCGTCAAATCGTAAACCTTAAATCTTGCGACGGTTGGATAGGTTGTGGCTATATAGTCCGTCATTTGTGAGGCTGTTGCAAGTGACTTATTCAAAGAGCCAAGAAACGTTGCGCCTCTTGAAAAATATTCCTCATCTGTTTCTGCGTCAGTTCCCTTTGTGCTTAGCGAAGCCAAGGTCATATCAAAAATGTACGGGCTAGTTGAAACGAGTGTCAGCGATGACCCGACTGGGATATCGGGATACTCTGACGGCGTAACAGCCTCAACTGCCGTGGTTCCAGAAGTATTTCCCGCAGCGATGACCAAATCGTTGATGGTCTCAAACAAAAACTGTGTCAATACACCATCAACCGACACGTCAAACGAAACAACGGTTCCGGCGCTGATTGTCACGCCGGTGTTTACGGTTACGTCAAATGTTACGGTTCCTTCCGATGGTGTGGCGCTAATTCTGTCAAAACCCATGAGTTTTAGCAATCCCTCCATCAACCCGTTTGGCAGACGGTTGGCTGCGTCAACCATGTATGTCGTTTGAAAAGATGTCGCCTCTAGGAGGGCATTTTCAATTGTTCCGAGTCTCGGAGTGAATTCGGGAAAAGATGTTTGTGCATACTCAACCGCATCTTGATAAACATCATCTGCGTCTAAGTCAAAAACGGTGAAATCTATATATTCTTGAAAATTTGGGTTGGACATGATTAGGCAACCTTTGTAAATTTTATTTTGAGATTGATATTGCCGTCGGCATCTGCTCTCGTCACTGTTGAGTCTTCCGAAACTAGGATTTCTGGAACATACGATGCCGCCTCGTTTATGAGGGTAGTCAAAGATTTACCCGAAAAAGAAGGGTCGTCTATACCGAAAAGTCTGCTCAATGCAAGTTCGCCTTTTTGTATTTGTATCGCGTTTCCGAGCAGCGTTGCATAAAATTCGTCGGTGCCGTCAGTAATCGTTTCCATTGTGCTGTCGAAATTGAAAGCAATAGGCAGACGTAAAGTGTTCATAGTTTTCCGATTACCACGCCTTCATCCAAAGAGTCGTTAATCAAGAGTACCACCACGCGGTCTCCGACAACAGGCAAGACGAGGGAACCGTACACGCCTTGAATATCGGTTGTGGATGAACTCAATGATGCACTCGTCAAAAACGTTCCACCATCGGGGTCGGCAGCGGATGTAGTGGTAACTGTTTGCTTGACCGGAGTCGCAACTTGGTTTCTAAACGGCTGAATGCATTTGTACGGACCGACAGCAGCCTCAATATTGATTGCGGGAATCCTGACAAATACTGTTTGTGTGGCGGCGGTGACAGCCGTGACAATACCGATGTGCAACGAAGAAGAACCTTCTTTGTTCGTTGCGAGAGAATCTGCTCTACTCAACCGAATATCAAAACCGTCATCCATGTCTATTTTGACCCTCCGCCGATGACTACAGCCTCGGCTATCTTTTCATTCATTTTTCTTTTGTCTTCTGGCGCAAGTTTAGTCGTAGTCGCAAACGCTATCGAAATAGGTTCTGGCCGACCGAATTGATACTTCACACTTGTTATAAGGTATGCGTTGTCAAAACCGTCCTTGTAATTGTCATCTGCAAATACGTTTTTTCCATTAATCATTAGCCACGGAATGACGGTCATGCCTGCCCGCAACCTATAGGCAGAGCCTTCACCTTTTCCGTATAAGGGTCCACCCCAAATTTCTGCGGAACCCTCAGACTCTTTTACGGAGTCTTCCGACCTTCTAACGCTCGGCGCTTTCAACAACAGTAATCGTTTTGTCTCAGGGTCTATCCCCTGAAACGCCTCATGGGGATACAGGAGGGGAACATAATACAATTTTCGGGGTTGAAGTTTTCCTTCGTATGTTTCCACTTTCACGAGTTCGGTTTGCTCAAAACCCCATCTGCCCAACAACCATTGTGGAGACCCAAAAAACAGTCGTCCGTTGGACACAAAAGTCAAAAAATTTATGTCTTGTGCTGCGCGCAGCAAAACATCAAACACGGAATCTTTATTGTTCTTGGTTTTGACTTTAATTGTTGACTGCTTTACGCCTTTTACCTCTTCAATGTAGGGAATCAAACCAAACTTATTCGCTACTTTGCGAGCGAATTCAAACCCCGTAGAAGAGCGGTAGGACTGCGGTGTTTTGTCCTCTTTCATTTCTTGCACCGCTTTTGTTCTGCATACAAGACGAACAAGAAAGTATCCATCGTCTGCCTGTGAAATCTCAATGACCGAAATCCTGAAAGTCTCACCGAATCCACTTGGGTCCTTATCTCCACCTTTAAACAAGATTGGTGTTGATACCTGAAAATAATTGTTGCGGTACATCTCCAAATCTTTGTCGGCGATATCTACCGTTAACTGTGAACAGCCATTGACGGTGTATTCAACTTCCAGATTGATAACATTTTGTGCTATCTCAAACCGTCTACGATTAACTCCGTCTTTGACCCAGGGCGGTTGACGCTTGGACGCATTCCAGTCAATAATCAAAACGTTGTCATCAATCACTTAGTTACTCCCTTGACAATTCCAACTCAAGTCGCTTCCTCCACGCAGCCTGAGTTTCATTCGCTCTTCTTACAATGTCAATACCCGCAGCGGCTGCTTTTATAATCAGTTCACTGATGGGGATTGATGGCGGTACTTTTTCTTTGTCTGGACATTCTTTTGCGTACTTTTTGGGGCAACATTTCTTCCAATGGGGGCAATCGGGTTTCGGCGGTGGTTTCTCCAATTTGGGGATAGCGGTAATATTTTGAAAAGGATTCCTGTTCTCAATCATGCTCAAACGACAATTAGCCTGCGTAACTTGGTTTAGTTTGTTCCTGCGGACAGAATCCACATTCAACTCAACAATACTAAAAAACAAGTCGGTGAAAACACCGGTCGCCGACTGCTCTTTCGACATATTCCTATAAGCGTGGGGAGTGGTCAACATTCTGTCATAATTCAAAATCTGTATCACGCGTTGCGAATTAGCAGCCATTGACCGCAAGACTTCAATGTGTTCGTCAACGGGCTGAACCAAACCATCACCAGGAACCGCGAGAGTAAAAGTAATGTCAACAGACATCAAGCGGTGCGCTTTGAAAAATACAAGCGGCGTCGTGCCGGGTCGCGGAATTTGTGCCACCTCGTCACCCAACTGGTTGTATGTAATTGATATCGGATTGTACGGGAAAGCAAACCGAACCTCAGGGTCTGTTCTACCCTGTTCGGGATGCATCACCAATGTCAACGGTTTGGAAAACCCTGACGGAACACCGAGTAGGCTTGAACCAAGTGAAGTGTTTGCGTTCATGCGGATAGTCAACGAAGCCATAAATGATTAACTCCTTCTCGCGCCACCGGTGCTGCCCGTAGTGACTCCACCGCGTTCATTCGTGTCTCTAAATGCGGCTTGAATTTCGTTGATGATTCTGTCAACTGTTGCTTTGTCTGCGAGCGGTGAAACAACGCTCACATTCACCACTTTTGATGTCTGCGCTGACGGTAAGAGAGATGGTTGCATGTAAGAACCCATCGGAACTTTTGGTCTATTGACTTCCGCCAACCGGTCAGGGGAAAGCAACATTCCCGCTACTTTGAGGTTCCCCGTTTTTGAAGTCGTATCCTCTTGAATTTGGTTTAAAAGGTTTTGCAGGAAGAAACCTCCCTGACCCTCCTGAGCCGGGTCCTTTAATTTTGTTGTAATAAGTCCCATGATTTCTTCGTTTGTTAACTTTTCCATTCCCTTGCCAGTTCTGACAAGGTCACCTAGTTCTTGCTGTGCGGTCGGGTCTGCTTTGATGTACTTTAAAATATTTTCATTACTACTAACTTCATTCATGCGGGCTCGGACTGCGTCTTTTTGTTTATCGGTCAAATTCTTCAAAGTACCAGAGGTCAAACTTTCTTCAACAGCGGTTTGCATAGTTCCAAATGCGCCCAACGGACCAGCCTCAGTGGTGCCGAACATAAGAGTATCTTCCAAAAATTTGTCAACTGTTTCTTCGTTGAAAAGTCCGGTAGCAAGAGCAGCCTCCGAAGCATCTACATTCTTTCGTGACTCGCGTCTCTTCCTATCTTGTTCAAAAACATTCATCGCACCAGCCGTGACAGCACCGGTGAATTTTGCTATTTCGGCACGCATCAACCCCATTTGTTGGGTTGTTGTCTTGCCGACAAGTTGAATAACATCTTTCAAACTCAGCATTTTTGTTCGCAAATTAATGCCAGCCTCTTCCGCCAAAGCGTTCAACTGGTCGGTTCCCACTCCGAGTGTTCGTTCCGCAAGAGCCGCATTGTCGGTGAACTGTTCTATTTCCCTATCAAATTGTTCCATTTTTAGTTGAAATGCGGTGACATGCTTGTTGTATTCTTCCATGTGCTGAACTTCTTTTAGATTGGCTTCGTGTTGCTTTATGGCTTCTTCTCTCGCCGTAGCAAGAGCAGCGATGTCACCAGCAGCAAAAGCCTCTTCCGTTGCTTGCGTATAATTGTCAACAAGGCTTTTTCCCATTTCGCGAGCGGCTTTTTGTTGTTTGCCGGAGTTCATGTACCCGCTGATTCCACCGATAACAGCACCTATCGCCGCGCCCACACCAGTTCCGATAATCGGTACAACGGAGCCGACCGCTGCGCCGATGGCTGCTCCAGCAAGGGCGCTAGAGCCAGCAGACATCGCCCTGGACGATTTGCTGTCATTCTTGAACTTGCTTCCAATGATGTTGCCCGCGGCATACGAACCTCCGGCTATCGCTGCAGCACCTGCAAGACCAGCCGCACCCATTGTGCCACCAGAGGAACCAAGTCTCCCAAAATTTCTTCCTCCGTCTGCCCTTTGAAACATTCCTGGCATTTTCGCTGCTTGTCCACCCATCATGGACAACATTCCGCCACCAGCCAAAGCGATACCCGCACCTTGTTTCAGCGCACCACCAGTAGTGCTCGTATCGCCAGCGGTTGCCATCAAACCCATGCCAAGTCCAGTGGAAAGCATGCCACCTATCGGCATCGCATACATTTTGTCCAAACCTCGCCCCATTGCTGCTGGTGCTCCTCTAACAGCAGATTGAATTCGCTGCTGTCTACTCATGTGCTGTGCGGATGCTTGCTGATAGGACATCGGTCCGCCCACGGGTGCGCCACCAGCGCCCATCGGTCCGCCCACGGGTGCGCCATTCACAAAAACATTATTTGCCCGAATCGACATATCTTTGCCAAACATCTTTCCAAGTGTGGTAAAGAATCGACTAAACAAAGTTATGGACGCATAGATTGCGATTATTGCACCAATCGCATTACCCAATTTCCCGCCCATCTTCCCGAACAACGCCATCATCCCTCTCATCAACTTGGTGAACAACTCCAATAATTTGGTCATCATTTTCAGCATCAGCCCAATCGCTGGCAATGCAGCAAAAAATGCTTCCTTCAACATGTTCGCGTAATCACCAATAGCGCCAATCAAATCGACGATGATTTTCGCAAATTCCTCTAGGGCAGGTTTATTTTTCAAAACCAAATCAGACAGAACATCAATGCCACCAGCAAATTTATCTTTCAAACCTTCAAAAATCGGACCAAAGAACGACTCGTTGAGAGCCTTTCCCGCTGGCTTGAAACCTCTCGCCCAATCTTGCAGTCTGTCACCGAACCCTCCCACCGCATCAACAATTTTGCCCATTTGTTGCAAGAATGTTGGAGTCGTATTCAGGTAACG